GGGGGGGCGACCCGCCGGTCGCCCGTACAATAGGGTTAGGCGCACACCTCGCTGCTCGGGCCGATGGTGGTGATACCCAGGCTGCTCCACTGCGCGGTGTAGTCGACGCCGCTGACGGTGATGTCCGCCGGGCTGTCGTCGAAGAGCACGTAGCCGATAAGCGGATTGACGATGTCCGCGCCGCCCTGGGGGTCGGTCTTGGTGCCCACGACGTAGAGCACCCCGTAGCGGAAGGTCTTGGTCAGGGCCGTCCAGGTGACGTCGGCGGCATCGAAGGTGGTGATGGCGCCCGAGCGGGTCAGGGTCTTGCTGCCGACCGTCTCGCCGCCGGTGGTGTAGCCGTCGCCGCTGGCCACCTCGTGGGCCGAGACGTCCGCCCAGACGGTGTGCGCGTCCAGGTCCGGGGTGTAGGTGTTGGCTACCAGGGCGAGCTTGATGGTGTCTGAGTAGAGGTTGATGACCCCCTGGTGGCAGTGGAGGCCGGACGAGTAATATCTTTGGAATGTTTGGGCCATTTTTAGGGCTCCTTTTGGGCAGGCACGGGGGCCTGCCCGTACGTCTCGGTGGCGGCGCGCATTGTCGGGGCGGGCCCCTGTGCCCGCCCGTTGCCCCGCGGGCGTATGGCGCACCGGCCGGCCATCATGCGAGCTGCTCCATGATCAGCGCCTCCAGGGTGGCGCGGTCGTTGTCGGTGCTCCACCGGCTGGGCACCGCGGAGAACACGCCCTGGTCGGTGGTGATGCGGATCAGGTTGTAGGTCTTGACCAGGTAGGCCAAAAAGGTGCTGACCGTGGACGATGCGGCGCGCACCGTGATGCGCCAGGTCTGGTCGGCGACCGCGAAGCCGGCGTCGTAGGCCACCGCGCCGCCGTCCAGCGTGGCGGTACGCGTCACCCGGCGTTTGCCCTCGTCCAGGCTGGTGCGCGTGGCGGCGTCCAGGTACAGGATGCGGGCGCCGACGGGGTCGGCGGTGGCGACGGAGAGGCCTATGGTGCGTCTAATGGTCATTGGTCATTGGTCCTTGGTCATTGGGCCCGTAGGGGGCGACCGGCCGGTCGCCCGTACGATTATGTGCCGAAGAGCATCGCGTGGCCTTCCTCGTTGACGCGGACCTGCACGGCGGAGAGGATCTCCCACATGAAGGCCTCGAGGTGCGGCTGGAGGCCGGCGCCGTCGATCTGGATCAGGGCTTCGCCGGATTCCATGGCGCGGATCTTGGACTCCATGAACTCGACCTGTTTGGACACCAGCGCCTCCGTGGCAGACATGGCGCGTTCCTGAATGTCCATCTGTTGGGTGATCAGGTCCTTGATAAATTGGTTGTTGCCGGACAAATCGAACGGCTTGTCGGTGAGCATACCAACGGCACCGGAGATGATGTCCGCCGAGGCGCTGAACGCGGCGCCCAGGGTTTCCGCCAGGGCCTCGACGATCTTGGCGTTGGCCTCGACCTCGGCGATGTCCAACTTCGCCTTCCACTCGATGGAGGCCTGAACCGCTTCGAGCTGGCCCTTGATGCGGGCCAATGCCACCTCATCGGTTTGGGCGGTGATGTTAGCGGTGCGCGGGGCGGAGACGGTGTCCAGGGCGCCCTTGGTGGCGTCTAAGCTGGGCTTGTCGGGCGTGGCGCCGGCGCGCATGTCTTTTTCATCGGGCACCGCGGCGTTGATGGCCTCCTCGGCGGCCGCCAGGCTGGCGGCGTCGCCGATGACGCTGGCCTCGGTGGTCTTCTCGTCCGGCACCGCGGCCTCGATGTCCGCGCCCGCCTTGGCGATGGAGGCCGCGTCGGCATCCAGGCTGACGTGGGTCGCCTTCGCGTCCGGAATGTCCAGCACCGCGGCGTAGACGTTGCCGGCGTCCTCGACGGTCTGGTCGGCGCCCACGGCCTCGATGTCGGTCTTTTTCTCCTCTGGGATGGCGTCCAGGGCGACGGCGGAGCCGTCGGCGGCGATGGCGAACCGCTTGAGCCCGGCTTCCGTTTCGGCGGCGTCCGACTCCAGCCCGCCCATCTTGTCGGCGGCGGTCTCGGCGCCGTCGGCCATGCCCAGCAGCCCGCCGGCCACGTTGCCCAGGCCGTTGAGCAGGTCCGAGGTGTCCTGGGTGATGGCGGCGTTGAGGTTGTCGCGCAGCCCCTCGAGGTAGGCGACATTGGCGGCGAGGTAGTCGTTGGTGCCCAGGGTGGCGATGTTGAGCGCCTGGTTAATGGCCAGGGCCATCTCCACGATGGCCAGGGCGCCCTCCTTGAAGAGCAGCGTGATGGTGTTCCAGATCACCTGGATGCTGCCGCCGGCCACGCTGAAGGCATCGGCCCAGCCAACGCCCGCCTCGCGCATCAGCACCAGGGCGGCGACGATCTCCAGCCCCGCCTCGCTGATCAGCTTGGCGTACATCAGCACCTGGCCGGCGAACTGCTGCGCCTCCTCGTCGCCGCGGGACAGCTCGACGAAGAAGTCGGCCACCTGCTGAGCGAAGGGGCGGAAGGCGTCCACCATGCCTTCGGTCACCCGCACCACGCCGGTGATGATGTTGACCAAGTTGGCCAGGGCGTCGGCCAGGTCGTCGGGCTTGGTGGGGTCGAGGGCGCCGAAGAACTCGGCGAAGCTGTCGGCCAGATCGCCCAGGGCGTCGCCGAGGCCCTCAAGGGCGCCCTTGAACACGTCGCTGTCCAGGGCCGCCGGCAGGGAGGCGGCGATCTCGCGCAGGTACTCGCCCAGGCGGTCGGCGAACTGGTTGACGGCGTTGAAGATGGGCTCGAAGGTGCCCGCGTCCACCATCTGGCGCAGCGTCTGCTCGATCTCGGCGGCGCCGCCGATGGCCTCGGTGACCGCCACCTTGAACTGGTCGCCGATGGCCACGGCCAGGTTGACGAAGGACTGCTGGAAGCGGTCGATCTGCACCTCGGCCGATGCCAGGCGGGCGGCCACCTCGGCGGCGGCGGAGCCGGCGGACCCCATGGCGGTGGCGGTGATCTCGGTGGACAGGCCCAGGTTGTCGAAGACCTCCACCATGCGGGCGGCCTGATTGATGCCGACGAGCTGCTGGGCGATATAGAGCTTCTGGTTGTCGTCCAGGGTGGTGAAGGCCGTGGCGACGTCGTAGAGGATGTCCTTGCCGGAGCGCAGGGCGCCGTTGGCGTCGAGCTGGGCCACGCCAATGGCGGCCAGGGCGTCCTGCACCGGCTTGCTGTCGTCCACCAGCTTGAGCAGGCCGGTCTTGAGAGCCACGGCGGCCTCGTCGCCGGAGCGGAAAATCTCGATCACCGGCACCAGGATGCCGGCGGTCTCCTCCATAGAGAAGCCCATGGTGCGCGCGATGGGCGACAGGGCCGCCATGCCGATGCCCAGCTGCTGGACGTCCGTGGCGTAGTTGTTGGAGATCTCGTTGAGGATGTCCAGCAGGCGCCCGGCCTCGCTGGCCGGCTCGCGGAAGCCCTTGAGGGCCGAGATAAGGATCTCGGAGGCCTCGGCCGCCTCGATGTCGCCGGCGATCACCAGGTCCAGGCTGGTCTTGGTGAGGGTCATGGCGTCTTCGATGTCGAAGCCCGCCTGGACAAAATTGGCCGTCGCGCCGAGGATGTTGGTGGCGGCGACGCCGTACTCCTCGCTCAACTCGGTGGCGGCGTTCTTGGCCGCGGTGATGGCCTCCACCTGGTCGGCGCCGAGCACTTTGGTCAGCTCCACCACCGCCGACTCGAAGTCCACGCTCTTGGTGTAGGCGTAGGTCAGCCCGCCGATGGCAATGGCCGCCAGGGCCGCGTCCAGCTTGAGGATGCCGTCGGTGATGCGCGAGACCTTCTCGGCGCCGGCCTCGATGGTGTCGGTCAGTCCCGTGACGCCCTTGGTCACCGACGAGAAGGCGGCCTGGGTGCGGTCGTCACCCTCGAAGATGATCTGGACGATTTTTTCTAGGTCGGCCATCTTGGCTCCGTAAGGGCGACCGGCGGGTCGCCCGTACACGCTGGGGCGCTATTTTTTTGCGCCGCTGCGCTGCGCCTGCAGGTCCTCGAAGAAGAGGCCCCAGAGGCCCCGCTCGATGTCGGTCATGTGCTCCTGGGGCAGCAGGTCCGGGCGCATCTGGTACAGGCACATGCCCCGCAGGTGGCACAGGTTCAGGTCGTGGCGGATGCGGGGGTCCCGCCAGAGCCTTTCGATTCCCCCAGCTGCGCCCCCTCCCCGGTGAGGCGGAGGATCTCCTGGCAGACCAGGTGGGCCTGGGTCGGGAAGAACTTGACCAGCTTGATGGCGTCCTGGCTGGCGAACTTGGGCTCGACGCAGCCGGCGGCCACGATCTCGATGGTGCGCACCTGCTCGTCGGGCAGGTCCCCGTAGAACTCCTCCAGGGCCTCGGCGAAGGCCTGCCCCCCGCCGCCGGCGGCGGACATCAGCTTGCCGGCGATGGCGGAGAGGTCCTTGCGGCGGGAGAGCGCCTCGCGCACGCGGTAGAACTCCTCGCCGTTGAGGCCCCGCACGCGGATGCGCACCTTGGCGCGGGGGTCGTCCGGCACCAGGCCGTCCACGTCCACCGTGGCGGTGCGCAGGGCGTACTTGGCTTTCTGGAATGCGGCCAGGTCGAGGACCGGGGGGGAGGAGTCCTCGGCGCTGGCCGCCTGGGCGGCGGCGGCCGCAATCGGTTGGGCGGTGGTGTCCTCGCCCGTGTTGGCGTCGTCTGTCATGGTTGGGTCACCGTGGGGCGGGCACGGGGGCCCGCGGGCAATGGGCAGGCACGGGGGCCTGCGATCATGGGCAGGCACGGGGGCCTGCCCTTACGATTCGTAGGGGCGACCGGCGGGTCGCCCCTACGGGATTACGATTCCACCTCGATAGAGGCGGATTCCGCGCTGATGGTGCAGTTGGCGATGATCGAGTCGCCGGCCGGGAACTGGCGGCTGATGCCGAGCGTCCCCTGGGTGAGCAGGTACTCGTCGCGGTAGCGGTCCGGGTAAAACTTGAACCACAGGAACTTGTCCTTGTGGCTGATGATGTTGTCGATGACACCGGTCTGCAGGCGGCAGGAGAAGCTGCCCTGGCCCAGGGTGGACGAGCGGGCGCCCACGGTGCCGCCGTAGATCTGGGTGGAGGAGACGCTGTGCGTGGTCTCGGCCGGCACGAAGTCGGCCGCGTTGGGCACTTCGCTCCAGATCGGGGTGTAGTAGGCGGCGTAGACCGCGCGCGTCAGGGCGCCGGTGTGGATCAGGGGGTTGGCGGNGGCGAAGGTGATCTCGCCCTCAGCCCAGTCCTCGTCCCACACCGGATAGTCGGCGCGCTCCTGGTGGGTGCCGGGCANCTGGTAGATCTCGTCGTCGTCCACGGCCGCGGCGGTCGTGGCGGTGTAGCGCACCTGGCCGATCTCGATGGAGCCCACCGGGATGTACGGGGGGCCGCCGGGCACGCCGCGGGTGGCCGAGAAGCTGGTGCCCTCGTAGCCCTCGACGATGGCCAGGGCGCCGCTGCTGTTGATGGTCACCGAGCAGATCTTGTAGGCGGCGGCCGCGCCCACGGCGCTAAGGGTCCCGTCGCCGGTGCCGTCGGTGATGGTCAGGGCCTCGTGGGCGTTGGCGAAGGTGTCGCCGCTGTCGGTGGGGTCGATGAGCCACTGGCGCGTGGTGTTGTTGTAGGCCACCAGGGTGCCGGTGTCGAGGGTCACATCCCCGGTCACCGTCTTGCCGATGTCGCCGGCCACGCAGGAGACGTAGCCGCTGGCGCCCAGGGTCAGCAGCAGGTAGCTGGCGTCGCCCCGGGGGCACTCCTGGTCCACGGCGGCGCTCACGCTGGTGAGCACGCCTGCCAGGTAGCAGGTGGCGGCGGCCACGTCCACGTAGTCGCTGGTTTCGCTGGCGGCGGCGGTGATCACCCCGCCGGTGACCAGTCCGTCGGGGCGCACCACGGGCTCCTTGCCGGCGTAGCCGGACCAGTTCTCGTCGGCGGACTCGTAGGTCAGGTGGTCGCCCGAGTCGGTCAGGGCGGCCATGGCGCTGTACTCCTGCCCGGCCTCGTAGTAGAGGATCGCGTCGGCTGCGGTTTTGCTTCGTGCCATTTTTTGTGCCTCCTTTTTTTGCTAAGGGCAGGCACGGGGGCCTGCCCGTACATTATTCTCCGCTGGCGTACGGGTTGCCGGCGCGGGTGTAGTAGGTGATGTCGAAGTCGGCCTGGACGCCGCACAGGCGCGCGTCCAGGTGCGTGAACTCGGTCTGGCCGCCGCCGGTGTAGCGGATGCTCTCGGCCAGGCCCGCGGTGACGCGGGTCTCGGCGCTGGTGCGGCTCGCTGTGCCGTCCGTCACCGCGCAGCTTGCCTCGTCCACTTGGAGCGCCTCCCCGTCCTGGAAAACGCCGGACAGGCGCCGCAGGCGCAAGGTGCCGGCGGCGTCACCCCCGGCCCAGCTGCCCGAGGAGAGGGTGACGCCGGCGACGTAGGCTTCGGCGTCCGAGGTGGCGCCGGTGACGGTGTCGCCCACGGAGATGCGGCTGGCGCCGGTGTCGTAGCCCAGGGAGAAGACTTCCCCGCAGCAGCCCTCGATCACGTCGCCCAGCAGCGCCTCGGCGGTCTCGCCGGCGGTGTCGCCGGCAAACTCGCCGGCGGCCTCGATCTTGACGGTCATCTTGTGGCGTGACCAGTCGTACTGGTCGGAGGTGGCCTCCTCGCGCTGCGGGAAGACGTTCACGAACGGCGCCGACTCGGGGTCCACCGCGGTGCGGGCCCGGAACACCGCCTGGCCGCACTCGGTGGCGTAGCCGTTGGCGGTGCGGATCGCCGCCAAGGCGGCGATGAGGGCGGTGACGATCTGTTCGCGGATGGTGTCGGGCATTTGTTACTCCGTGGGGGCGACCGGCGGGTCGCCCTTACTTGTATTTCTCCAGCAAGCGGTCCAGCTCGTAGTCGAGGTTGTCGCGGTAGCGGATCGCAGAGCGGTCCATCACCTCGTACATGGTGGTGTCATCTGCCAGGATGTCCTCGATGCGCGGGCCCTCCAGGCGGTGGATGTCGTAACGGTAATCGCGCGGCAGCCGGCCGTATTTGACGGTCGGCTTTTTCGGCTGCCGCGGGCCGGACCACTCGCGCCACCAGACGTTCTCCGCGGTCTTGGCGGTGGCGATGAAGGCGTGGCGCAGGATGGTGCGCACCCCGTCGCGGCGCACCAGCACGCTGACCCCCTTCAGGGTCGGCCGGGTGCCGGAGAAGCTGATCAGGCCGACGGGCTTGCCGCGGGCCTCCAGCTTGCCCACGGGCTTGGTGTAGGTGGCCTTGGTGATGTAGAAGTCCTGGCGGATGCGGGTCTTGGTGAGGTTGAGCTTCATGTAGACCGCCGCCACCGCCTCGGTTTTCGCGCCGGTGAGGGTCTTGTTGACCGCGCGGGTGCGCACCGCCACCAGCCCGTTCTTGATGCCGCCCACGGCCTCCTGCAGGCTGGCCACGCTGAGCTTGTCCATGGAGATGGAAAGCGCCATCCCTACGCCTCCTTGACCGCGAGCTTGACCCAGCGGCCGTCGTTCTCCAGCACGCGGGCGATGGTGTAGGTCTTGGTGCCGGCGGGCTGGTCGATCTCGATGGTGTCCCCCTGGTCCGGCTCCTGCCCGAAGTCGGAGAGCAGCCCCTGGACGGTCTGCTGCTCGGCCCAGGCGGTGCCCATGTGCCCGTCGGGCTGCATCTCCACTTCCACCTGGTAGAACACCCGCAACGAGACCGACCCGCCGGCGTTGGGCAGGTAGGTGGCGTCGCGGGCCCCGAGGGCCACAATGTCCGCCGCGGCGGCGTCGAAGATGGCGTCAGTCGTCGGCATAAATCACCCGGCCCAGCTCGTCGCGCAGGGGGTTGCCGGTCTCGTCCTCGACAGGCACGGCGTCCACCTCCACCAGTTGCATCGGCGGCATGTGGATCTCCTCCAGGACGATCTCGCGCAGCTCGATGGTGTCGATCATGGGCTAAACCTGCAGGCAGAATACGTAGGCGTTATAGGTAACGTCGTCGGCCAGGCTCGCCGGGGTCAGCCGGATGCTGTCGCAGTAGCCCTCGAAGACCACCGCCAGGGGCCCGTCGACCAGGTCGATGGTGCCCAGGGAGACGTAATCGGACGCCCCCGGGGTGCGGATGGAGACGTCCAGGGTGCCGGCGGCGGGCGTGGCGGACAGGTCGACTTGCACCTGGTGCACCCGCACGCGCTCGTATCCGGCCAGGCTGATGGTCTGGGCGCCGTCGGCCTGGTCCTTGCCTGTCACCTTGAAGGTGCGGTGCATGGGGTTCTCCTCGTCGGGGCGACCGGCGGGTCGCCCGTACAATCCATTGGCGCTGCAGGTAGGGGCGAAAGATTTTTCGCCCCTACGTCACAGGCGGTTAGCTGAAGTCGTGCACGCGGTAGGTCACGCGCACCATCAGCTGGTCCTCGGCGGTGGCGTCGCCGGTGGGGTTGGTGGTGCCCTCCTGCAGGTACAGGGCCTTGTCGAACAAGTCGGCGGAGGCGTCGATCAGCTCGGCGCTCAAGACCTGCACGATGGCCACCTGGTCGGCGGAGGCTTGCAGGAAACCGACGGCCACACCGTCCGACACCGCCACGCCGCCCAGGGTGAAGGTGAGCCCGTTGGCGGCCGTATAGGCGTTGGTGTCGTCGTAGTCGTAGAACATGACCGCCGAGACGAACTCGATCATCTTGTTCGCGCCCGGGGCGGCCACGATCTCCAGGCCCTTGTTGGTGTTGGCGCTGTAGAGGGTCTTGATCTGGGCGGCGGTAAAGGACTTCTCCACCGTCTGGACCGTGTCCGCGGCCAGCTTGGCGCTGGTGACGTTGGCGTCGGCGATCTTGGCCGTGGTGACGTTGGCGTCGAGGATCTTGGCCGTGGTGACCGCGTCCGAGGCCAGCTCGGTGGCGCTGACGGCGCCGGCATCGATGTCCGAGTTGCCCACGCTGTCCGGCAGGATGGCCTTGGGGCACAGCCGCACCTTGATGGTGGCGGTCTCGCCGGCGTCCACCGCCTCCAGGGCGATGCCGAAGGCGTCCTCGGAGCTGTCCTTGCACAGGGCCGTGTCCTTGTCGGTCCAGTAGAGCATGTCGCCGGCGGCGATGGCCGAGTTGACACTGCCGTCATGGGCGTACGCACTCAGGTCGAACACGCCCTCGGTCTGCACCGTGGCGTTGTAGGGGTCTGCCGTCCCGGCGTCGGTGAGAAGCACGCAGGGCAGGTAGCTGCCCACCACGTAGGCGTCGCCGGCCTCGGCGCCGGTGACGGTGCCCATCACCATGGTCTTGCCGTCTTCAACGAAATTGGTTGCCATGATCGGATCTCCTTTTTATGGGGCGGGCCCTGGCGGCCCGCCGCTACCGTGGGGGTGGGCGCGGGGGCCAGCCCGTGCGAGTCTGGGGTTAGTCGCCCATGTTGAGGTACAGGCCGCGCCAGTCCATGGCCTTGGCGCCGGCGTCGATGCGCACCTTGAACTCGGTGCCGTCCACGTCCCAGCCCTGCTGCTGCTCCATGTAGGGGGCCTGCACGCCGTTGAGGAAAAACACGGTGACGGTCTTGCCCTTGTTGGCGGCCAGATACCAGGCGGCGGCGTCGTCGTCGTCCAGGCGGCTCTCGTAGATGCGCCGCAGCACGTCGCCCGAGTAGATGTTGACCCGGGTGGAGGCCATGCTGGAGTCGTTGGCGGTGATATCCTCGTCGGAGAAGCGCTCCGAGCGGAAGAAGATCTCGGCGGTCCCCATCAGGGCCAGGGGGGCCAGGAAGAAGCGCGGGCGGATGTTCAGCTTGCGCTTGCCGGCCAAGTCCTTCTGGGTGCCCATGGCCAGGAAGCCGGCGGTGAGGGTGGCCACGCCCGGCGCCCCGCCGCTGGAGACGTAGTTCTTGTGATAGGTGGCCTCGAAGAGCGCGTTGCCGTCGCCCATATCCGCGTTGGCGGTGAGCACGGCGTAGGGCAGGTCGCCGATCTTGCGCGCCGCGGCCTCGCCCATGCCCACGAAGTTGCGCGTGATGGCGCCCAGGTCGTCGTTGATGATCGCCTGGCGGCTGATGAGCGCCTTCTTGCCGTAGGTGACGATGGTGTAGCTCTCCTGGGCCTCGGTGCGGGCGCCGTACTTGTACTCCTCGGCCTCGCCCACCTCATCCAGGTCGGAGAACTCGCTGATGCGCGGTGAGTAGTGGGTCTTGAAGTCACTCACCGTGCCGGTGTCGCACCACTCGCGCCAGGTCTCCTCGGCGCTTTCCCACCCAGTGAACAGGCTCTTGTGGGCCACGTTGGCCAGGATGTAGGGGAAGTCGCTGGTGGTCAGGGCGCGTCCCACCATCTCCAGCGGGCTGCCGGTGTGGGGGCGGCCGGCCAGGACCAGGCTGTGGCGCGCCAGCTCGCGCAGGCTGTAGCCGGCCAGGTCGGTGGCGCCGGGGATCTTGTCGTGCTCGCCGGGCACGCCGGCGCGGATCAGCACGGCGCCCTCGGCGGCGGCGCGGAACTTGTCCTTCTCGTCGGTGACGAGCAGGGCGCGTCCGCCGTGGGCCGGCGGATGCGGGTCCGAGGTGTTCTTCTTGAGCCAGTCCATCACGTCGGCGCGGGCCGCGTCGACGGACTTGCCCTCGTCCACGAGCTTGCGCGCCATCTCCTCGGGCACACTCCAGGTGCGGCACATGCCGTCGATCTCGCCGATCCGCTCGCGCTCGGCGCGGGCGCCGTCGGCGCGCGCCTTCTCCGGGTCGACGGGCTCCGGCGGGTCGGGTTTTTCCGCCTGTTTTTCCACGGCGCGCTGGCGCACGGTGTCCTGGAAGGCCCGCAGTTTCTCATCGTTGGCGTCGGCGGGCATCCCGAGGCTGACCAAGAACTCTCTCAGCTTGTCCATGTCTTGCTCCTTCTGGATATTGGTTAACGATCGGGCTTTTGCCCGCTGGTCCGCGCCGATGGGGCAAACGCTCAGCTCCCGCGGCGTCCATTGGGTGACGACTCGCAGCGGCCCGGTGTACTCCCGGCCGCCGATGTTCTGTTGCTCGTTCTCCGGAATCCACGCCGAGCTGTGGACCCGGTAGCCGACCGAGAAGTCGGTGAGGTGCCCCTCGCGCAGGCGCGTCCAGGGGCCGGCGGCCTCCGGAGCCTCGCTGAAAAAGGCGCGCCCCATGAGCTTGTCGCTGTCGAGGCGCATCTCCCGGTAGCTGCCGATCACGTCGTTGGCCGCGTAGCGCATGTGGGTATCCAGCAGCGGCACCTGGCGCGACTCGGGCAGGCGGCACCCGCTCATCAGCAGGATCTCGGGCACCACGGCGTAGCGCTCGTAGTCGAAGACCTCCACGGGGTCCTCGGTGGCACCGACGGCCTCCACGCTGCGGTGCTCGGCGTCGATACTGCCCGGCCCGTCGGCGCGGACGCTGATGGTGCGGTAAGTCAAATCCGATCTGAAATCATCTTCGGGCGGCATGGCCTATCTCCTGATCACGGTAAGGTGGGCGGCGCTTTTCGCCTGCTCGTCCAGCGCCGCCGGGTTGGCCTTGAGGGCAGTTGACACCTCCTCGGCGGCGATGCCCAGGTCCTCCTGCATCTCACGGAACTCGGCGATCTCGCGCAGCACCTCCTCGGGGTCGCGCCCGCGCGCCCGGATCACCTCCTGCGGGCTGCGCAGGAGGGCCTGGGTGCCCTCCACCGCGGCGCGGGTCTCCTTGGCCGGGTCGATGCTCTCCATGCCCGGCGGCTGCCACTCGCAGCGGCGCCAGGGGTGGGGGTTGGCGAAGTAACCGGGCAAGTCGAGGCGGCCGGCGGTGACGGCCCAGTCGAAGAAGGGCACGATCGCCGGCTGGCACCACTGGCGCACATGGCGCGCGATGATCGGGCGCAGGCGGTGGAGGAAATCGTTGCGGGCCGTGCGGCTGGTGCTGTAGTTGATCTGCAGGTAATCTCCGCTGAGGATCTCGTAGGGCACGCCGGTGGTAACGGCCAGCATGGTCAAAAGCAGGCGCACCATGGGAGGGAAGGTGACGCCGGGGCGAGGGTTCTTGGCGATCTCGACGCTCTCGCCCGGGTTGAGGTACTCGATGATGGCGTTTTCCATCTCGTCGATGTACTGCTGGTCGTCGCCGGTGCCGTAGGTCTGGGCGCCGATCTGCCCGGCCAGGGGCGAATCGCTCTTGACGAAAGCCAGGTATTTGGCCGCCATCTTGGCCGCGTCGATCTCCGCGTCCATGTACTCCTGCAGATCGCGGGCCAGCAGCAGGCCGGGGGCAAATGGGGGGATGCCCCGGAGCTGCCCGGGGCGCAGCGTCTTGAAACCGTGGACGATGTGCTCGGCGGCGATGCGCACCGGCGCGCCCCATCCGTCCGGGTCGGTGAAATGGTAGGCGAGAACGCGGCCGGTGGATGTCTCGTACTCGACGCCCTGCCAGATCTCCACGGCGCCGCCGCCGGACTGGTGCCCGGTGTCGTTGCGCGTGGTGAGCCAGTCGGCCTCGTAGGCCTGCAGGCAGTAGGGGATGTAGCGCCGCTCCTTGGGGCGGTAGCGCTTGACCAGCGCGAACTCGCCGCACTCCACGTCCTGGCGCTTGCCCAGGTCCATCATCTCGTAGAAGTGGAGCTTGCCGGCGACATCGGCCTCGTCGGCCCAGAAGTGGAAGGCGTCCTCGACCTGCTGCACGCGGCGCTTGTCCAGCCTGTTGTCGGCGTCACGCACCTTGGATTGAAATGTGATGCCGGCGCCCACGGTGAAGGCCACGATGTTGTCCACGGCTGAGGCAAAATAGGGGAAGTCGCGCACCAGTTGGCGCACCCGCGCGCGCACCGGCACGGCGCTGGCGCCGATCACCGAGTTGATGGAGCTGTTGGCCGGCGACCAGGCACCGGTCATGCGGTCGGTCTTGGCTGCGGCGTAGGTTTCCTGGCGCCGGGACAGGCGCTCCAGACGCGCGCGGGCCATGGAGCGGCGCAAGGCGCGCTCGGGGGACATCCAGCCGACAAAACGGTCCAGGAGGTTCATTCGCTCGGATACCTCCCGTTGTGGGCGTAGACGCGCCGGTGGGCGGTGCCGGTCTCCGACTGGATCAGGGTGCGCAGGCGGATCAGCTTGTCGAGGTCCGCCTCGCGGTAGCGGATGGAATGCCCGTTGGCGAAGGAGACCTGCGCCACGGCGGACCCGCCGGACAGCGCCAGGATGGCCGCTTCGATAGCAGTGAGATCTGCGGATGTGAATGCCATGGGGGGATTGTAAGGGCGGTTTTTTGGGGGGAAGGGGAGACGGGGCGGAGTTGGGGGGAAGTTTAGGGGGAGTTTAGGGGGAGTTTAGGCAACTTTTTGGTTGACATACATTTTAGGGGAAGGTGACAGACAATGGGCGCGGCGCGCTGTAAGGGCGGCCACGGGGGGCCGCCCTTACAATCCGTTGGCGGTGCGGTGTAGGGGCGAAAGATTTTTCGCCCCTACGATGACGGCGCCGCGGTTTTTTTGTGCCGCGACAGTCGGCGCTTGGGTTTCTTCGGCGGCGGCGGCGGCGCCGGGTCGCCGGCCTCGGCGGCGATCAGGGCGCGGCGCCACTGGTCGATCAGGTCGGTGTCGCTCTCCCAGATGTAGCCGCGCACCTTCTTGGCGGGCAGGCCGTAGCTGCGGATCATGTCCAGCACGGTCACCTCGCTTTTGCGCAGGTAGCCGCAGATTTCCTTCATACCAATTAGTGCGGTCATCGTCACCACCTTTGTCTGCTGTGTTTCGCGTTATCTCTTTGCGCCGGGCGCGCCTTGCCCTGCGGCACCCGGCCCGGCTCCGGCCAATGCACCACCCCGAGCACCTCGTGCCCCGCGGCAGCGTAGACCGAGCAGTCCCACAAATGGTTGGCCCGGTGCTTGGGGCACTCCCACGTCCCTTTGTCGCCCACATATTCCGCGGTGAAGTGCCGGGCGTACTCGGCCGGGAAGCCCTCGTAGAGGTGCACCCGGCCCGGGTCGCCGGGGCTGATCTCCAGGCGCTGGGAAAGATCGTCCTTGAAGTATTTGCCGTTGACCCTCAACAATTTCAATCCGCCGGGGATGGGCTTGTTGGTTCCCGGAAAAAATTCCGCATTACCCCATTTTACCGGGGTCTCGAAGACGTCGCGGCCCACGGCCGGCACCACGGCGCCGCGGTGCTTGACGCAGAAGGTGTAGACCTCGCTGGTGCGGTGGCCGAGGCAGTCTTGCACCGCCAGGGTGACGGGGTACTTGCGCCCGTCGGCGTCGAAGTACTCGTCGGCCCAGAGGATCTGCTCCAGGGCCCCCCAGCCGGTGAGGTAGCCCGCGCGGATGCACCAGCTTTCCTTGAGCAGGTGCGGGCCGCCCCAGGAGAAGGCCCAGATCGTGTACCAGAAGCCGCCGTAGTCCTGGGTGTCCACCCCGGCGATCAGCGCTGCCACGCGCCCACCGCCCGGCACGCGCCCCGCCGGCAGGCCCTGCTCGGCCAGGATCAGGATCTTGCTCTCCACGCGCTCGGTGCGGTACTCGCGCCAGGGCTCGGCCTCGTGGGCGTTGGCGAAGTCCTTGAGCTTGGTCTTGTCGGTGAGCCCCCGCAGGAATGCCGCGGCCGACTCGCTGAGGGACACAAAAGGGCTGACGTAGGCCTTGAGATGGAAGCCGATATGCCGCGGGCGGTGGCTCTCCAGGTAGGCGGTCAGGCTGAGGCCGCGCTCGGCGTCGCGCCACTCGCCGGCGCGCACCGCGGCGTTGCGCCGGGCATCGTCCCAGCGGGCGCCGCAGCTCTCGCACTCGTACCAGGCGAGCTTTTTTCCCTCGATCTCGCGCGGGTCGGCGGTGTGCCCGCCCTCCCAGCAGAGGCGGTAGGCGCCGCCGTCCGGGTCGCGGAAGCGCATCTCCTGCAGCTTGTGGCAGTCCGGGCAGCGCACCCAGTACTTGAACACCACCTCGCACTCGGGCGGCTGGCCCGGCGTGCCGTCGGCCTGCTCCGGGGTGCCGTACATCGCGGTCCAGATGGGGCCGTCCTCGGTGGTGGGCGTCGACGCCTCCCAGATCTTGCGCAGGTGGCTGAAGGTGCGGGTGCGCTTCTGGGCCAACTCGCGCGGCCCGCTCTCCTTCTTGCCGGCGGTGGCCGGGTACTTGTCGATCTCATCCAGGGCCACATACGGCAGGGGCTTGTTGCCCAACCTGGCCGGGGAGTTTGCCCAGGCCAAATAGATGCGCATGTGCTGGAGCTGGATGCGCATGGCGGCGGCGTCGTCCGAGTAGGTGGTCATGTAGGCGCGCAGGCGCTCGGAGTCCCGGATCATGGGCATGATGCGGTCGCGCATGTTCTCGCGGCCCGTCACCTCGTCCGGGTAGACCACCAGCACGTTGCCGGGCCGGCGGTCGATGGCGTAGGCGATGCAGTTGTTGATGCAGTCGCTCTTGCCGGTCTGGGGCGGCGCGCAGATGGTGATGTGCTGCACGGACTCAAAGAAGCTGGCGTCCATGATGCCGGCCAGGTAAGGCGTGACCGAGTTGCGCCACTTGCCGGGGATGGCGGCGTCGCTGGGCAGCACGCGGTGTTTTTCGGCCCACTCGCTGCAGGGGATCTGGCGCTTCTTGCGCAGCACGCGCCGCTCTGCGCCGGAGAGTTTGAGGCGCACGGTGCGCCCCGCCAGGTCGGCCGCGGCGTGAGGGGGGAGCCAGGCGGGGTCGATTTTTAGGGGTTGGGGGATCACGCCGGCCAGTCCGTGGTGATCTCGTCGGACCAGTCGGCCACCTCGGCGGCGAAGGATCGCAGGCGCAGAACCTTGTCGCGCTCGGCGCCGGCGCGGTCCAGGGTGGCGGCCACGTTGCGGCAGGCCTTGGCGAGGTGGTCGAGGTCGAATTTCAGGACTTTGTCTTTCCAGGGTTCGGTTTCAGGCATTTTTAGTCCTTTTCAGGTTGGGGGTTGGGGGTTGTGGGTTGTTGGTGGTGGGTTGTGGGTTGGGGGTTGGTCCTCTGTTTCCGGCCGGTGGCGCGACACCATCACCCCGATGGCCTCGGCGCGGGCGTACTCGTCGAGCAGCTCGTCGAGGCGGGCCTCGAATAGGTTGATCAGCACGCGGGCCTTGGCCGGCTCGCCGCCCACGGCATAGACCAGGTCCACGGCGCCGGTGCGCATCCAGTGCTTGACGCCGGCCTCCAGGGCCCCGGCGCGGATCGCCAGCTCGACGTGCACCTCCTCCTTGGCCACGTACTTGCCCTTGTCGCGCGCCAGCTCCCACTCCAGCTTCTCCACCTGCTTGCGCAGCTTCTCGTTCTCCAGCTCCAGGCGCTCGGCCTGCCCCTGCTCGATCTTGCCGCCCACGTCCGCCTGGGAGGTCTTCTCCAAGCCAGCGCGCAGAATATAGCTGTCCAGGTCCGCGCGGGCCACCGTGCGGTCCGGCTGCACCCGCAGCAGGCCCGCCTTGGCGTCGTTGTAGACCTTGCTTTTCTTGATTTTCCAGCCCTGGTCCTGCAGGTGCTGGACGGCGGCGGTGAGGTTTTTTAGGGGGGGCTCGGCGGGATTGGTCTTTGCCAGGGCGCGCGCGATGAACGCCTCCAGCTCTGCCTTGATCGACCGCCACCGCTCAAGGTCTGCTTTTGTTTTTGAGGCCCTAAAAGCGTTGTGCGCATCGCGCTCAGCAACCCACAGGGTTTTCCCCTCCTCCTGCTCTGATAGCGGCAATTTTTCTATAAGTTTTTGAAATTCTTGTTTTTCCACTTTTTATTGCTTTTCTTGAAAAAGTTTAAAAAAAACACTTGACAACGGTTTTTCGCCTATATATATTGGAATCAAACGAAGCGCCCCCGGACCTGGTGGAGAGCATCGACAACACCCGCGGTGCCGGACCAAACACCCTCGCCCGCTCCGCCATCATCACCTCCCACCGGCGGGCATCCCCGCGCCCGAAAAATTCCTCCCACATTTTCCCATAGGGTCGGTCGAAGTGGATCCCGTCGCCCTCCATCGGCGTGTGCGGCGACGGCATGAACACCGACGGGGACGGCTTGAGAAGGAACTCGCCGGCGCCGGGCAGCTCGCCGATCCGCCGCAGCAGGGCGCCGAAGGCGTCCCAGTCCTCGCGCGCCTCGCCGGGCAAGTCCAGGATGATGTACATAAACATTCCGCGTCGGCCGTCCGCAATCGCGCAGCGCACGCTTTCCACGATCTGCTCGTCCGAGTAGGGCTTGTTGACCGACCTTCTTAGGCGTTCACTAAGACCCTCGATTCCGACGCGCGGGACGCTGTCCTTGCGGTGCGCCAATCTGTCCAGGCGCACGTCGGAGTCCACGCGCAATTTCCCGTAGCGGTGGCACAGATCCTCAACGACCTCGTCCTCCGAGTGCATAGTGGGCTCCGGGGCGAACAAGGAAACCCGCTTAAGTTTGGTATGTTTTAAGCAGCGCTCAACCCCCTCGACGGGGACCTCGCGGTAGGGCTTGAGGGCCGACACGGCGCAAAAACGGCAGTTGAACCGGCATCCGCGCGCCAGCTCGATGCGGGCAATATCGTTGGTTTCGTGACAAAAGGCCGGCGGCGACGGGTTGTTCTGCCAAACCGCAGACAGCTTCCCGTCCGTTAAAATGCCGGGGTGATCGTCGCCCGCAAGCGCTTTTTCCACCACGAGCTCTCCGTCGCCCACCACCACGGCGTCCGCGTACCCGAGGAAGGGCGCGGGGTTGAAGGTATTGAACCCACCCACCACGATCCTCGGACGGTCTTTGTTGATTTTACGAATACCTGCCCGGCGTAGAAAGTCGGCGAGTAGATAGATGTGTTCCCACCAGAAGCACGAGAACAGCAACACGTCCACATGCCGGGCCGTCTTTGGTGTTATCCGGTAAACTTTGTGCCCGTTCAGGCGTGACAGGCACAGGGCGAGACCATAGTTGAAGTCGTCGCGACCGAAGGACAGGTATCCAATTTTCATTCGTCCACCTTTATCTCGCACCCGTAGGTGCGTTTCATTTTTTCTGCGACCTTCAGGATCTCGTCACGCTTGCCCAGCCAAACGCCGGGGTGAAAAGAAAGGCGCACCAACACATTCGGGTCCTTGTCCGGCACCAGCTCTTCGCCGGGGTTCTCCTCCGGCGGCAGCGGCTCCAGCTCCGGCACCTCCAGCCCCAACTCCGCCAGCCCCACATCGCCCCAGTCGGCCGCCAGCAGCTCCAGGTCCCACTCGCCGCTCATGCCCTCGGGGCCGTTGTCCACGATGACGAAGCGCCGGCGCTGCTCGTCGGTGAGGTCGTCGGCGCGCCGGACCCAGTCGTCCGGGATCTCGGACATGCCCAGGGCGGCGATGGCGGCGTGTCTCTGGTTGCCGCCCAGGATCGTGCCGGCGGCGTCCACCACGATGGGGCGCAGGCGCATGAACTCGGGGTCGCGCCGGATCGACGCCTTGAGGCGCTCCAGGGCCTCGGCGGAGATCTTGCGCGGGTTGTTCGGATTCGGATGAATTCTGTCAGTTTTCATTATTATTCTCCGAAAATTCTTGCCTGCTCTGGCAGCGGTAGCGGCTCCGGCATTTCGATGCCCGGCGCCCACTCGTCCGCGTCAACGTCAAAGCCGATGCTCGTCTTGAATGGTTGCGGGTCGAGCTGGTAAAAGTCGTTAGGTATTCCCATCTTGATCGCCAGGCGCAGCTCGTTGGATGTCCCCTTGCTTTTGCCGTCGTGGATGAACAGCGCGCGGTCTGCATCGCGCAGCACGTCCTTTGACCGATGCTCGAAAGCGCCGCGCAGGTATTTAAAATTCAAAAAATGCAGCTTGAGCGGGATGGCGAATTCTTTGCACAACGCCCTGGCCGTTCCACAGACGCCTTCCGGCTCGGCATGGGTGACGATGGTCGTGACATTGTATTTCTTGATCGTTTCCATGATGATGATCTTGACCCGCTCGTCTTTGAGGGTCCTGGACCCATGGACCGATAGCCGCTTTCCTGTTCCGTCGTTGGCTTTCATTGCGCCCTCGCGGGAGGGGGATGAACCCCTCCCCTACTTGTATGTCTCCGGCCCCAGCGCCGCGTCGTATTCGCCGTCAATGCTCGTCACGGCGCCGGCGGTGATCCGGTTGTGGATGCAGGATTTATCCATTTACCCGCGCTCCAGGGCCTCGGCGGAGATCTTGCGCGGGTTGTCTGGGTTGGGGTGGATCTGATCCAGTCTCACGGAATCCTCCTCGACTCGCAGAACAGCATCAGGGCGTGGACCATGTCCGGGCGCAGGGTGACCCAGTCGCCCGGGCCCTCGATCTCCTCCGGGTCCCCCGCCACCTCGCGCAGGTGCAGCGCCCCGCCGTCCCACATCACGTAGACATTGCCGCCCAGGTAGGCCGTGTTGGCGATCCGCTCGGCGGTCATGTCGTGGTAAGGGGCCTGGTGTTCCATGTGTCCTCCATGGCGTTGCGAGGCGTTGTGTCTTTGGCGGGTAGGGGCGAAAGATTTTTCGCCCCTACGGTCGGCCGGCGCGAACCGGCACTCCGGGATGGCGATTCGGGTTCGGATCGGGCATCTGGCGGGCATGGCATCCGCTCCACCCACAGCAGCACCAGCAGCACGGCCAGGGCCAGCATGATGGCAATGGCGACCCACTCGTGCATCGCCACCTACGCCCCCAGCTCGCGCAGGTAATAGTACTCCGCCACGACGTGGCGCAGATGCTCCGCCGGCAGGCGCCCGCTTTCCTCCGCGTCCCGCAGGAACTCCTCCACCAGCGGCTCGCCGATGTGGTCCAGCCAGGAAAACCGCAGGCCGGGGCGGGTTGCACGGCCCGTAGGGGCGAAAGATTTTTCGCCCCTACCCCGTGTCGCCCCTTTGGTCCGGGCCCGCGGTGCCGTTGCCGCCGTCTTGTTTTTTTGCCATCTCGTCCTCCCTCCGGGCGTGCTCCCGCCCGATCTCGCAGTCCCGGCAGCGGGTGCCGCACAGCGACGGCGTGTAGTCCCCGCTCATCGGCGACGGCCCCCACCGGGGCTTGCGGTTCGCCGCCCGGTGCCGCGCCGCGCAGGCCCTGGGCGACAGCCAGCAGCGCCAGTGTTCGCAGAGGAACAGGCCGGCGCGGGGGTCGGTCATTGCCACATGTCCCTGTCGACCAGCACGTCCACCGCGCACATCTCTTGTCCGCCGGGCCAGAACCCCCACGCCTGCCAATAGCCGTTGCTCATACGCGAGAGCCACAGATCGAAGTCTATGGGCAGCTCCCACGGCAGGATCGGGCCGATGGTTTTGTCCACCCTTAATGTCACATCAGCGCTCATACCCCCTCCACCCTCACGCCCAGCCGGTGGTAGATCTCGACCAGGCACTCCTCCACCCTTTTCCGGAAACTTTCGTCCAGGCTCCGGAAGCCGTCGTCGGCGGCCAGGCGGGCCTCCATGCGGCACAGGCGCACCTCGTGGTAGTCGTCCACATGGTGCTGCGCCAGGTCCATCATGGAGCGCGCCAGGTGCTCCAGGCCGCCGGCCAGGGTGTAGGCGATGCAGTCCACGATGGTGCGGTCGCAGACCACGATGTCGTAGCGCGCCGCGGCGGAGAGTTCCGCCTGCTGTTGGGCGGCGAAGATCCACCGCTGCGCCGCGGTGACCGGGCGCGGGTTGTCGCGGCCCACCACCGGGTATGGGCAAAGGCGCGCGGTCTCGCACACGATGCCGACTTCCGCCTGCGGGAACTCGCGCTTGAGCAGCGCCGCGCGCGTGTAGACCGCCGTGGTCTTGCCAGTGCCGTGGGTGCCGGAGTAAGCGACGATCATAGCCATACGATCCCCCAGGCGGCGAGCGCCAGCAGCACGCCGGCCACCAGCCCGATCTGGATGCCGCGCACCAGGCCGTCGTCGTAGATGTGCCGGTGCAGGTGGCCCGCGTCCTCGATGCGTTGTTTCATCTTGGCCTCCGTGTCGCAGTATTTTGCCGGGGGCGCCCAGCGGTCGCCCCGGCGGTAGTTGACCGTTACCATCAGACCTCCTCCCCGCGCAGGATGTTGACGAACCAGCCCACCGTTCCGCCGCGCAGGCCGATCATGCGCGCCAGCTCGGCGTGGGTGATGCCCCGCATGCCCTTGGCCGGGCGCATGGGGCGCTGCACAAACACCCGGCGCACGATCTCCTTGCGCACCGACGAGAGGCGCGAGCGCCGGTCCTGGCGCAAAACGTCCGCCGGCACGCGGCGCTCGGCGCAGACCTTGGCCACGATGCGCTGGGCGCGCTGCACGGTGCGGATGTCCAGCGGCAGCGCCATGCGCCGCTTCTCCGGCCGGCGCGTGGCCTCGTGCAGCTTGTAGGCGGGCAGGCGCTTGCGGCCGTCCAGGTAGGGCTGCAGGTTCTCGCGCATCAGGTCGTAGTCCAGCCCCATGGCCTCCATCAGCCCGTCGCAGGGCGACTCGGGCGAGGTCAAGAACCAGATCGCCGAGCGCCGGTGCACATGGTTGCCCGAGCGCAGGTCGTCGATGGCCCGCAGGATCACCGACGCCCAGAGCTGGCGCATGGGCTCCAGGTCCGGCTGGAACTCGGGCAGGGGGCTGCATTTGTCGCGCGCGCCGGCCATCACAGGTAGCCCCTCGCGCGCATCACCGCCGCCACCGCCGCGGCCGTGTCCGGGTCGATGTAGCGCAGGCGCATGTGCGCCCCGCCGGCAAACTCGTTGCGGGCCACCTGGGCAAACACCGCCGCCCGTGCGCCGCTCTCGGCATGCACGCGCTCCACCTCGGCGAGCACCGGACGAGCCTGCGCCTCCTGCGCGGGTGTCAACGGGATTCTGATGGACTTCATGGGGTCTCCTCCGCGGCGGGCACGGGGGCCCGCCCTTACGGTTATCTGTGCGTCGCCGCCGTCCGCCCGGTGATCACCGCCTCTGGCCGCGTGTCCAACCAGGCGGCCACGTCGTCGTCGAAGAACACCAGGCGCGACAAGCGCCCCAGGACCTCCTGGTCCCTCCAGCCCTCTCTCAACGGCTCGATCGCCACCCGCCGCGCCTCGTTACGGATCGCCACCGGATGCCGCCGCAGGA